AGATGGCAATGTTTATATCTTTTATACAATCACTGATGAATTTATGCATGAACATAAGTTGAACTATAAACATAGAGTATTTGAACTAGATTTATATACTACTAAACAACCAACTTTTGTAAGTTATGCAATAGCAGTTGAACCTGAAGATCAAGAAAACTAGGGCTTTTTCCCTAGTTTTTTTGTTTCATTTAGAAAAGGTTTACACACAAAAAATTACTTATATTGACAAGATTAGAAAATAATGGTAATATGGTAATATAGAAAGAAGGAAAGAACAGATGAAAAAGAAATTAAGATTAAAAAGGGGAGTTAAGGATTTTTTAGGGGTTGCATTGTTTTATGCAGTTATAGTTTTAGGTGTAATTGTATTAAATGCAAGATTTGAATATTTAAATGAATGTGTTGGAGAAGGCAACACTGAAAGCTATTGTGTAGGAGAAAGATAGAAATGAAACCACTTGAAAAAAGTGGGGGTTTGGTTGATTTTAAAGAAAACATAATATTTGAAAAGGAAAAAGATTTAGCATTAGAAAGTTCCAGTAAGTTCTATGAGAGAATAAAAAAGATTTATAAATATACTGATATAAGAAGATTATCATTGTTATATAGAAAAATAATTAATTACCAAGTAAAAAAATATGGTTCAGCTATATCAGATAATGATTGCCATTATGGAGTATTTACAACAGATGAATATAAAAGAATTGTGAATGCTAAAAAAGGCAGGAAAAACAACTTAAAATATAAAAGGGTTAGAGATCATGAAATCTAAAGAATTGAAGGAACTGCTAAAGGTTAAAACAGCTAGTGAAATATTAAGTGATTATATGACAGGCAAAATATTTTTAACACAAAAGCAATTACAAAAGGTAATTGATTTAAAAGAACCATATGAAAAGGATCATGGTGGTTGTTGTTTTGGGAATAGAAAGGGAAATAAAAGATGAATGCAGGTTTATTTATAATAATTGAAAGTATTATTGTGGGGATTGGTTTTATATTATGGAAGGTTATGCAGCTAATAGAATGGAATTTAAAATACAATCCAAAACCAGTAAAAGAAAGTAGATTTGAGAGGAACAAAGATTATTTATGATTGGATTTTTTATTGGATTTGTAATTGGGGGATTGTTTGGCATGTGTTTAATGTGTTGTTTTGTTGCAGGTGGTAAAGATGAATAAATATAAAGAATTTACTTTAAATACATGGAAAAAGTGGGATTTAATCAAATATGTAAAACAATTAGAAGCAATAAATGAAAAATATGATGTTAAGTTAAATAAGCAATATAAGGCTATAAATGAAGTTAATGAATATATTAATAGATGCTTAAATACTAAACGAAAATTATATTTAGATGCAGTTTTAATAACAATTCAAAGTATTTTAGGAGTTGATAAAGAGTGATAACAAAATTATTAAATGAAGTAAACGAAAAAATAGAAACATTAAATAATTTGGTACAAAATAAAGAATATTTTGAAAAACTAGATGAAAGAATAGAAAAAGTTAATAATTATATTCAAGAACAACAAAAAGAAATAGAAAGATTAAATAATATCATAAAAGAAGTAAGAGAATATGTTGATGAATGGGAAGATATATCAAGATATAAACTTTTAAAAATGTTAGGTAAAGTAGGAGTTGATAAAGAGTGAGTAAATATAAATTTAAAATTGCTTATAGAAATGAAAATGAATATGGCCAATATTGGGCTGATAATAGATTTACAGTTTCTATAATTGCTGAAACATTAGAACAAGCAAAACAAAAATTAGATGAGATAGAAAAAAATGATTATAGAATGCATAAAAACATTTTAAAGTGGGAAGCAGAAGAAATAAATGAAGAACAAGATAAAGAAGCAGAACATCTTAAATGTATTATTAGTAGTATAAAAGAAGATTATTTAAGTGAATATAAAGAAAAAGTAGATTTAGAAGAAAGAATATCTAAAGCAATAAATAAAATAGATATTTTGCTAGGTTGTGAACAAGTTAAAGACAATTTAATGATGAAGTTAGAATTAGAAGATATAAAAAGAAAATTAGAGGGTGAAGATAATGGAACTATGGATTAGAAGCCAAGATGGGCATAAAATATTAAAAGCAAATGAAATTTATGTTTGTAAACATGATAATAACCATGTTTATGCTAATACCAGTATTGAATGTTGTATTGAATTAGGTAATTATGCAACTAAACAAAGAGCATTAGAAGTATTAGATGAAATACAAAGCAAATTTAAACCAAAAGTTATAATAAAAAATTTATATACTATGAATGATGAAAATTTTAAAAAGGCTAAAGAAGGATTAAATGGTATTCAAGCAATAGATAAAAAAACAAATTTAGAATTTATTTCTAATGATGTGATAGTTTATGAAATGCCACAGGAGTAAACATGAAAGTAATAGATTTATTAAATAAAGTAGCAAATGGTGAAGAAGTACCTAATATGGTATTACCTAAATGGTTTATGACTAATATGTATTTACATTATGATAAAGAAACTAAAGATTATTATAATGAAGAAGAAACTTATGAATTATTTGGTAATATATGTTTATTTTTAAATGATGAAGTAGAAATAATAGAAGATAAGAAGATAGAAAAGATAAAAGTAGAAATTGAAAATGAAAGAACAGGAAATTGTTATATAAAAAATGAATATGGAAGAAATTGTTATCTGACAAGACATAGTAAGATAATTATCGATAAATTAAATGAAATAATAGATTGTATAAATAAGGAGAAATAACAATGCTAAAAAAACTGTTATTAATTCCAGCATTAGTTTTATTAATACCAATGAAGCCAGTTAAAGCTGAAATAGAAGGTTATACAGTTACATATGAATATGAAACTAGATTGACTTCATATTACCCAACTAGGGCAAACATAGAAACAGGTTGTGGCTTAAAATACAATAATTTTGATGTAAATGAAAATGGGTGGTTCACCTATGATGGCAGGTTAGTTATTGCAACTGCAACTGATTATCTTTTGAATTATGGTTGGAAATTAGTTGATGGTGTTAGAACCTATGAATATTATCAAGAACTGATTTTAGAAATTGATGGAGTGGATTATTTAGCAGTTGTGTTAGATAGTTGTGGCATATGTATGACAACTGGAAGGATTGATTTATTTGTAGTTGATAAAAGTGCAATAAAAGATACAACAATTATTGTTAAAGAAATTACAAATGATGAAATGATCTAATAAAAGTTTCAAATAGAAATAGGGAATAATAAAAAATGTTCCACATGGAACATTACAAGGTTTTTAAAAGAAAGAAGTGCAAATATGTTGAAAATATTAGAGTTATTTGGTGGCATTGGTGCTTGTAGTAAAGCATTAGAAAGAATAGGCATTGATTATGAAATAGCTGATTATGTTGAAATAGATAAATATGCAGTTGCAAGTTATAATGCAATTCATGAAACAAATTTTGAGCCACAAGATATTACACAATGGGATAAACAAATTGATGTTGATTTAATCATGCATGGTTCCCCATGTCAGGATTTTTCTTTAAGTGGCAAACAAGCTGGTGGAGATGAAGGTAGTGGAACAAGATCATCATTAATGTATGAAACATTAAGAATAGTTGAAAAGTTAAAACCTAAATATGTAATATGGGAAAATGTAAAAAATATGATTTCAAAGAAACATGTTCATAATTTCAATAAATACATTGATAGAATGGAACAACTAAATTACAACTCATTTTACCAGGTATTAAATTCAAAAGATTATGGCATTCCTCAAAATAGAGAAAGAGTTTTTACTATATCAATAAGAAAAGATTTAGGGCAAAATTTTGTGTTCCCACCCAAGCAAGAATTGAAATTAAAATTAAAAGATATGTTAGAAGATGAAGTTGATGAAAAATATTATTTATCAGAAAAAATGCAAAATTATGTTTTAGCAACTAATGAAGATGGTTCTGATAATAAATTTGCTAATAGAGTAAATGATTGCAAAATGAATAAAACACCATCTTATGCAATTACAGTTAGAGGAGCTGGTGGATCACAAAGAGGTTCTTTATCTAATTTTGTTATTGGCAATGGTGAAGAAGAAATAAAAGTAAAAGATGTTAAACTTAAAATTAAAAATGCAACAAAAAAAGGCTATTTAGAAGCAACTGAAGGTGATGGAATAGATATATCCAGTAGAATGAAATGGCACAGGGGAACAGTATAAAAAGAAAGCAGTCAAACATTAGACACACAATGTAATGTTGGAGTGGTAGTAAAAAATGAACCTTAGATACTAGATGTGATTGTTTGGGTGTAGTAGTAAAGGATAAAAATATGAATAATTATAAAGAATATACTAATTTCTATGTAATACCAAGAGGTAGTGATGGTAAATTAATAAATGGTAGTTATAATAGAGTTTGGAAATATGAAAAATATGTTGGAAGTATTAATTTAACAAAGATACAAGAAATAGGAAGAAAGGATTATATGAATAATTTAAGAATAAGAAAACTAACACCAAAAGAGTGTTGGAGATTGATGGGATTTGATGATGAAGATTTTGAAAAAGCTGCTAAAGTAAATTCAAATGCCCAATTATATAAACAAGCAGGTAATTCAATTGTTGTAAATGTTTTACAAGCGATATTATATAATTTATTATCAGATGATAAACAAGATCAACCAATGGGGCAAACATCAATATATGATTTTATATAAGAGGTTATTATGAAAGAAGCATTCATGTTATTGAAAAAATATAAAAATAAACTTAATAAACAACAATTCAAAACTTTTAAAGGGCAAATATTATCAGGGAATATAGATGGCTTTAAAAAAGGTTTAGCTAAATTGTTACAAAAAGAAATTTAAATAATTAAAAAATGTTCCATGTGGAACATTGAATAAAAAGTAAGGAGGTGAAAACATGGAAGAAAAAGAAATTGAAGAATTAGAAGTGCAAGATACTTTTAATGAAGATGGTTTAGATATTTTAGTAGAAGAAGGAGATGTTGAAAATGTTTCAAATGAGAACTAGCTGCCCAAATGGGAACAAATATTATATTAGAATTGCAAATGGTGGTTGGAATGGTGCAGTTCAAGGAAATCCAACTAAAGCAGGGGCAAATGTTTTAGCTAATTGTGTTGGTTATGCAAATGGTAGATTTAATGAAATTATTGGAGAAAATAAATGCAAATATCAATTAGTTTGCAATGCTGAAAACTTTATTGAAAAAGCAAAAGCATATGGTTTAAAAATATCAGATAAGCCAACACTAGGTGGCATTATGGTATGGCAAAAAGGTGCAACATTATCAGGTAATGATGGTGCAGGGCATGTTGCAGTAGTTGAAAGAATTGATAGTGCAAATCAAATCTATACCAGTGAAAGCAATTATGGTGGCACTGCATTCTTTAATGCCACAAGAAATAATAATAATGGTAGATGGGGTTTAGGTAGTGGTTATAAATTTAGAGGTTGTATTGTAAATCCAGCAGTTAAAGAGCCAGTTTATACAAATGGCATTTATAGATGTAATTACAATATGAATATTCGTAAAAAACCAAATGGGGAACATGTAAAAGTTAAAGAATGCACTGATGCAATGAAAAAAGCATTAACAAGCAAATCACCAAATGCAAATGCAGTAATTAAAAAAGGCACAAATTTCACTGCTTTAGAAATAGTTCAAAGTGGTAATGGTTATTGGGCAAGAAATTATAGTGGTTATATTTGCATTGATGATGGTGAAATAATATATTGCACAAAAGTAAATTAAAGGATTGATAAAGATGGCAAAATTAGTGAAGCAAAAATATAGAACTCTTAAAGGTGAAGAAAAATTAAATTGCTATAAAGTAACTTTATCAAAATTCATTGTTGATGCATCAGGAATTAAAGATGAAGATGAAATAATTATATCAGCACAAAAAAATAAAATCATAATTGAAAAAGCAAAATAAAAAGGTGGATTATGATTTATATTGAATATGAAGCTTATAAAAGCAAATATTATGACACTCAAAAACAATATAATGATATTTTAAATGAAAAAGAAAAATTATTTTCTATGACACAACCAAAATCAATGAAATTTGATGGTGAACCAGTAAAAGGTGGAGTGCATAAGAATATATTTGATGAATATTTGCTATTAAAAGAACAAAAGAATATAGATCAAAGACTTAAAGAAATAAAAGCTATTTTAGAAGATAGAGAAAATTTATTAAGCCTAAAAGAAGAAGAATTAAAGAATAGCACTAATGTTCAAGATAAAATATATGTATGTAGATATATAAATAGAATGAAAGTTTATAAAATATCTAGGTTAGTTGGTTATAGTGAAGCCCAAATTTATAGGCTGCTAAAAACAATAAAAAGCAATATAAATAAAGATGATAGAAAATGATAGGAAAATAATCATATAATAATATCATGAAAGATTGAAAAAGGACTATTTAGGTAGTTCTTTTTTTATGTGGTAAGAAGGTGAACCTTATGGCATGTAAAAAAGGTGGAAAAAAGAGATAAATCCCATAATTATTTTTCTAGCAAAAAAATATGCTACTTTTATAGGTAGCATTAGAGTAAATATTAAAAAACAAAAACAAATGATGACGCAAAGGGTTTAGAACTAGGTTGTGGTGTCAAGATATATTATTACGAGTTTGATAATATATCGAACCTTATATTTATTCTAATGGTGCTTATAAAACAAAAGGAGGATTAGAACATGAACAAAAGATGGTGGAAAGCAGCTGGAATTAGAGCATTAAAGACTATTTGCCAAACTGCTATTGCTACAATAGGAACTGCCACAGTATTAGAGGAAGTTAATTGGCTTATGATTGGTTCAGCATCATTATTAGCTGGATTATTAAGTTTATTAACAAGTTTGGCAGGTTTACCTGAATTAGAGGAAAAATAAGAGTAGAAAGAAGGCCTATAATGTATAGGGCATGTAGTAGATGTGGAAAGGTGCATGATAGCAACTATAAATGCAATCATAACAGAACATTTAAGCAATCAGATCAAAGGGAATTAAGAAACAAATATGTATGGCATAAGAAATCAGAAGAAGTAAGAAGAAAGAGTAAATATTTATGTTCAGTTTGTAAAGATGAAAAAAAATATGTTTATGAAGGACTAGGGGTGCATCATATTGTTTCAATTAAAGAAGATAAAGAAAGATATTTAGATAATTATAATTTAATATGCCTATGCCCTGAACACCATAGGTTAGCTGAAATAGGTAAAATAGATAAAGATTATTTATTTGAATTAGCTAGACAAAGAGAGGACAAATAACCCCCCTTGAAAATTTGGTGGTGTTTTCCATTCAACCAAAAC